GATAATTTCTGGTGTCATGCTGCCGCCTTCTTCTTGAGGAAGCCTAAGGCCTTAACTGCCTCGGCTTGGGTAAGCTCGGATGAATCGCGAATATCACGACGGAAAATTTGCGAACAGACTGGGAGCAGGTTTTCTTCCCATGTCTTATCCATTGCGATAAGGACGTCGTTAATCTCCTTGATAATTTCGTCTCCTGCTGGGGTTACATCGCGTTCTGGCTGGCGTTCTGCTGAGAAGTTGATACCTTCCTCACCCTCGGTATTAACATGGTCGATGGCGGCATCCAGGCGCTCACGTCGAGGCCAGTATTTTGCTGCCTGCTTCACGACCGTCTTTAGGATCATCTGCTCTTCATCGGTGACCCATGGACACTTCTTGCTGTTGTCAGATTTGTACTTCTTCCATGCTTCAGACCGGTCACGGATGGAGTAGATGGCATCGATGCGCATCGTATGGGTAAGGTAATCACCATCGTCAGTTTTTACCGTTACATACGCCCCTACAATGTCCCCGCGCTGCTCTTCAGTATCAAAGTCGTTGTAGATGTGGATCGGCGGCTTATCGAGCCCCTCGCGGCGGAACTGGTCGTTTCTTCGAACAATAGCCGACTGGCACCACTTAATGGCGCCAGACTGCTGCGCGATGTGCATCAGGCCCATGTAACTGATGTCGAGGCAAATAGCCCCTTTACGCGGAACCAGGTAAGCCAGCTTCTGAGCTGGGTTTAGCGAAATACCGATAGCCGCAACGTTGATGATCGCGTTCTGTGTGCTGGTCTGGTTCTGGAATGCAACTTTCGCGAGGTAGTCGTTGTTCTGAAATAGCTGGATGGCGAACTGACTTTCCTTCGCCCACACCATCCGCTCGTCAGTGGCCGCCTTAATGAAAAGCGGCTCCTGTTGTTTGACGAAATCAACAAGGGTTAAGCTCATAGTCCCTCCTTAAAATGGGCAGATTGGATGAAGGCGATCCCACTCTTCTTCGGCGCGGTCGTAACAGATGCGTGTGACATAGTCGTTATAGGCTTCCTCTGCCTTTTCACCGACTAGTGCCATTTGCGCTTCTTTTGGGAGAAACAGGCTACTCATTTGCAGAGCATATTTCGGGAACATGGCGATCAGTTCTTTCGCCCGGTCGTCGATCCACTTCTCTTTCTCGTCGGTGAGTTGCTGCTCAACCCAGCGCCGTTCTTCGATGCGGTCGTAAGTGAGGTATGCGTTCATGTTTGCCTCAATATTTGATGTGCGCGTCCTGCACTTTGCCGCCAGCGATCGCCAGCACTGCTTTCTGTGCGTATTCTTCTGGGATGCCCTGAGCAATCAGATCTGCGTAGACACGACGATTGACGGTGCGGCGGTGCTCTTTGTCTGCGGCTCGGCGCGCTTCTTCTTCAGCTTTGCGCTGCTCTTCGACCAAACGGGCGGCTTCTGCCTCTTCCTGGCGGCGGCGCTCGGCGGCAACGGCTTCTTCTTTTTCGCGGCGCGCACGCTCTTCGGTTTCCTTCTTCTCGCGTTCCGCACGCTGTTCCGCTTCAATGCGCTGGCGTTCAGCCAGCTCTGCACGTGCTTTCTCTTCAGCTTCACGGCGCGCTGCGGCTTCAATCTCCGCTTTGTGCTTCGCTTCGGCATCTCGGCGGGCTTGTTCTGCTGCTTCGCGCTTAATGCGCTCTTCGTGCTCACGCCGAGCCTGTTCCGCCAGGCGGCGCTGCTCTTCGCGGTCACGGTCGAAATCCTTGTTCATCAGCAGAGCCATTTCGTGGTCTGCTTCGAACTTGGCCGCCAACTCCTGATCGAACTTGATGTTCATTTCCAGCGCTTCGGCGTGCAGCGCGTTCATGGCTTCTTCAGCCTTAATGCGTTCCTGCTCGGCTTCCCATTCGGTGAGTGGGCGGCGGGTTGCGTCGCGAAGCTCGTCACATGCATCAACGAAACGCTTAATTTCGGCCTCAGCAGGTCGCACAGCCTCTTTCAGGCGCTTCAGGTACTCTCGGCCCGGCTTTTCAATTGCCGTCTTACTGCGTGATACCTGCGCTGCCAGAGAGGCGACACGGTCACGTCCTTTCTTCGTGGACAGGTCCGGCACTTCGTTTACTGCCTGGCGGATTTGCTCGAGATAAGCATCAAGGCCGCCCGCTACGTAAAGCACTGGGGCCTGTTCCGGCTTGATTTCGATGACAGTTAAGTCCGTTACTTCGCTCATGGTTTCTCCTGAAATTTTGATGTGCAGATCTCGCCCTCTGGTGACAGGCAGCAGTTGAATTGGTTAAGGGTTATTTGCCTATGGATCTGAAAATGCGTATATGGCTAGTTGATTGCTTCGTTAAGCATTTTCTCTATAGCCAGCTTGCCGTCATTTATCTGAGCAACTTGCTTATCGAAGTTCTCTTGGTAGTGGGCGAGATTCTTTTCCGATGCAGAGAATAGGCGTTCTTTGATTTTTTGTAACTCATCCCTGCTGAAAACAATGCCCATATTGCGGCACTTTTTGACATCATCAATGCTCAGGCCGTTACCATTGAGTTTTTCCAGGGCAATGCGCTTAACACACTGCCTGGCTTCTTCAATAGTCTTGTAGAACTCAACCGTATCGCTTCCACCACTGCCATCTGAATAGCAATTTACTCGTAAAGCTATATCTCCATTAGTGCTGCCCAAAAGAGATAAGCACTTGATACCTTCAAATTTCTTACGCCCATAGTAGTTGTCAATTGAAGACATAAAATCTTCATATCTTTCAATGGACGGCACACCGTAATCACGACGAATGGCAAATTTAACCTGCCCGGTCATTACATCTGCGAAATGGTCCAGGTCAGCATCATTGATATGATCTGAGAACGCTTTTACCTGCTTAACCATTTCTCTCCAGAAACTTAATGTATTCTGTAGGTTGCTAATTTCCGAGTTGATCTTTTCAATTTTCAACTTCGCATCAGCAAGGGCTTTTTCTTGTTTTGCTTTTTCACGAGACAACCATGATTCAACTGGCTGGTCATGTAGACTCTTCACCACAAAACGCTCGCCACCAGGGATTTCATCACCCTGCTGCGTGACAAACACTTCCTGGACGATCGTTTCCTGATTATTCAACGCACCAACGACAACGACCTTACGGCCGTCAGAAAGAAATTTAGTTTCCATGACAAAGTCCTTAATGGGTGAGAGGGTTGCCGTGACCGTCCAGAAGGACGTCAATCACGCAGTCACTGAGGCGGATGATTTCTGCGTCGGTGTGCAGGTAGACCCATTTGCGCTCCTGAATGACTGCTGAGACGCGATATGTGCGGCCTTCATGCAATGCCATCATGCCGGGCGTGACGCACTGGCGAATGAGCGGGGTGGTGCCGTAGTGGTTGATCATGCCTTCACCTCAACCTGTTCCAGGAGGCCAGCCAGCTTCATATGCCAGCGGTTCATCGTCAGCTTTTCACGCGGGTTAGATACCGACGTCAGCTGCCACTCGTTATCGTTGAGCTTTTTGGCGGTGTACTGCTTGCCGTTGTGGGTGACTGTCATCTCACACCACCTTGAATAAGAACCAGCCCATACCGCACACAATCAGGCCCACAATGGTTATTGCGGAAGACATGCGTACATGGTCAATGGCTAGTTTTGAAAGTGGCTGGCGATGTTCTTTTTTCGTCAGCGAGTTGATTGCTATGTCGAGCAGAAACGTCCCGACAAACCATAATGCGTATATCTTTAAGCCCAACTCCAAATCACTCATAAATCCTCTTGGCCTTATCGCGGCGAACGGAACGGTTAATACAAGACTTCAACGCATTTATTCAGTGTTTCAATGGTCGGTGGATGGCCGCCGGTTGTCATAACTTGAGCCACTCGTAAATGACTCCAGGTATGAAAAAGCCGCTGGTTAGGCGGCTATTGAGGTTCGCGCGGCTTGTGGTCGAATCGGTGCCACCCGTCAGTTAATTCAAATGGAGCATAACTTTCCCGGCGCTCAGCGAACCCAAGCTCAACAGACAGAGCGTGCAGCTCATGCCGACGCTTAATCTGTTCCATCGCAATCCAGTCAGCATCGGCATTGCGCTTTTGAGCTTGCTTCGGCGACAGGTCTAAACTGTTTATTTCACTTAGTTTCTGCTGACGCTTGATGTCCTGTTTCATATTGCGAAGCGCATTTATCATTGAGTCGATGCGCTTGATGTCGTCGATCATCCCCTTACCCTCTGTCGTTACCCGCTGATGCGGGAGAAATGCTTTGGCGATGTGGTAGGTGGGAGACCCATTTCGACCCGATTCGGCCTACTTATCTTCGGCAATAGCTCCTCGGGCCTCGCCGCTTTACGTGCGACATATTCCCGTCCATGAACCCTTCACCACATCCCATAACATTCCCTGTATTGGTCAGCGCCAACTCCCTGCCAGTGTTGCCCGTTCTCACGCCGTTCTCGCTCTCGCGCGGGGATACTCTCTCACCGACCGGATCGCACCCGGTGATACAGCACGTTTACGTGTAGGGGTCTTAACAGGTCATTGACGCTGTAAATCTGCATGTTGTTAAAAAGCAGGCGACTTGCTGTCCGCCGCTGGCTAACTTCGCTCAGCTGTCGATGTTTCGTTTCGATGGAGTAATTAAACATCATGTGGATTTGTAGGTCAACACCTTGTGGATTTATTTTGTTGATTTAATCGTTTACTGTTGATTTTTATGTTGATTTATTTTTTGGTGGCATAAGTGATATGCTGAAAAAAACATCAAAAAGGAGTGGGTAATGGACTTGGATGAAGAAAGAGTGAACATGATGGTTCACGCCATGGGGCGGGCGGTCATGGAGTTGTCACTGGCAGATTTACCTATGACCCAGCAAAACATCATCGACAAGCTGGAACGGTACCGGAAGGAAACGGGAAACGTGATAGGTAAGGGTGTGAACAGGGATGCAGCTGAGATAGTCAGGAAGGGTAGTAAAGCTGTGAAGTAGGCACAAAAAACCCGGCGCGGTGGCCGGTTGTTAAAGCTCAATATCAACTATGAAAAGTTTACTAATAGCCCCTTTTCTAACTGCTGCTTTGGCAGTTACTTTTACCGCTGACTCATGACTTAGACCCGTTGACAGAAAACGACTAAGTGAAATGAGATACGGGTTGTCTGCCTTTGAAGCAGATGGATCGCTTATTTGTGCTGAGATGCGCTTATCTGAATCATCACCTTCTATAATGACTTTAGCGGTCATTCGGTGAGCGTCGAATTCAGTAAGGAAGATTCGATACTCCCTTAAGCCAAGAACTTCGTCGTCGTCCAACTGGTCTATTACTGCTTTATCTTGCTCATCAATTACAGCAGGCTTGAAACCATTCCCCGGTGTGACGCTTATCTTATTACAGGTGGTACCGATGGGGGAAACTGCCTGTCTAACTGATGGGCGTAACTCACTAGCCATCTTGTCAATCACTGAGATTAGACCTGAGATGGTATCTTTATCTTTATTTCCGAGGGCCTCAATTGCCTTCTCAAGTGCTTCTTTTAGGTATTTCATTTCCTCTTTCTTCTGCGAGTTTTTAGCGAAGATATAAGGCACTAATGCGCCAAGTATAGCCCCCGCAGACCCTGAGAACAATTGAGACTGACTGATAAAATTCATGATAGTATCAAGAGAAAAACAATTGGCCCTAGCTTCGGTAGCGTAAATTTTAACCTCTTGAGTTGAGGTGCTTCGCGAGTACTTTTGGGTTAATGCGAAGGTTCCAGCTGTAGCTAATATCTTCGAAAATCCCTTTAGCGATTCACCGAGCGAAGAAAGTTCAATCTCATGCTTTTCAGCATCCAAACCGTCATATCTAAGTGAAAAATTAACATCGTGTAAGCCAGTGTTTTCCATCAACAGTCCTTATATGCTTTCACCAAAACGTCTCATCAGGCCACCATAAGCACGATCGCAACAACCGAGAGCAAAGTAACCACGCCTACTATCATATATTCCCACATCCCCCAAACGTCTCTTCAGGCCACTAAAATTATCGGCGATATCGCAATACCGAGTACCAGAACACAAAACCGATTATCTCGACATCTGCCTCATCGGCCTCTTCGTCGTCATAATCACGATTAATGCTTCTGATTAGAATTTTTCCGCCTGGTTTGCGATAAAGTTGCTTGATGCGCTTCAGATCTCCCTGGTTGATGGCGTAGAGTTCGCCGTCAATAACTCGCTTATTACCAGTATCAACAGCTACAGTTGCACCATCAGGAATGACTGGCTCCATACTGTCTCCTGATGCAGGAAAACACAGGACACCAGAACCATCACTATTGGCTCCAACTCGACGGAGCGTTGCTTTTGAAAAGCGCAATTTAAAACCGTTGTGATCCTCATCGTGTACTCGTCCATCACCACACGCAAACTCGATATCCTTCAGAAACGGTACTTCCACCTCATCGTCAGGTAGGGGGGTATTTTTGTCCCAAGCGTCGACAGTTCCCCACTCAGACTCTGGCGGGATGTTGCTCTCCAGATCCTTCTTTGGAGAACCCTCTCCATTTAATAACCAGTCAAGAGAATAACCGAATTTTTCAGATATTTGTTGCGCCGCCTCACGACTTAACGCGTCTCTTTTTATCCAGTTGTTGACGGTCTGTGGGCTAGTCGACAAAGCCTCAGCCAAATCCCGCTGCTTCAAGCCTTCCCTTGCCAGTAAAAATTTAATTCTTTCAGAAATGCTGCTCATAAAACCCTCCGCTCCATGCATGGTAAACAACATGTGGATTTTTTCCATCACCATAATGTTGATTTAATCCACGCCATGAATTAACATGGTGTTGATTACACATGAGCGGAGCAAAACATGATCAACAAAAAATCCAACGCCAGCACCCCGCTTGAGAAAGCCATTAATGCAGTGGGCGGCTCTCAAAAGGTGCTTGCTGAAAAGGTCGGCGTAACGCCTCAGGCCATCAATATGCTTAAAAAGCGAGGTGGCAGCCTTCCAGTAACAAAAATGCGTAAATACGAAGAAGTAACCGGACTTCCTCGCGAAGTTCTATATCCAGGTATCTTTGCCGCCTAACCGGCGGCTCTAACCACGAAATGGAAAGCAATGCATTCACTTGCGTATCAACACAATACCGGAATACACCCGGGAGCGATGATAAACCGCGCTCAACCTAAGGCGGAGCCAGGTCACGACAAAATCCGCGATGCGGTCCGTGCATGGTCGTCGTCCCTGGACAATCAGGACGTAGTGTCAGCGCTGATCATCAACGAATACCGGGAGCAGGGCGGTACCGCCATCAGCTTCCCAGAAGACATCAGCAGGGCGCGCCAGAAACTTTTTCGCTTTCTGGATAACCGCTTCGACTCCGATCAGTACCGCGAGAACGTTAGAGAACTGACCCCGGCAATCATGGCTGTTCTTCCTGTTGAGTTTCGTACACGCCTGGCGCCGCAGAACGACACCATGTCGCTGATCGCATCTGCCATGAAGGAATGTTCAGAAGCAAAGCAAGCCGTTCTCCTGAACGCGCCTGAGCACCAGAAAATGAAGGAGGTAAGCGAGGGCATAGCGTCATTGTTTCGCCTCATGCCGGAGCAGGTAGGACCGCTGATGACGATGGTTACATCGATGCTGGGGGTTATATGAGAGGCACAAGAAAAGAAAAAGCCCTTGAAGCGGTAACTTCAAAGGCCCTTATCACACTGTGTTACGGCAAGTAACGGGAGTAAGTATGTCAAACACCGCTGAAATAATCAATTTCCCAAATAAAACCGAACAACCGGGAGGTCGTATGGCCGACCTGTCGAACGGGTATACCAAGGTCGCTAACGAGATCCAACAGCTTAAGCCTCGCCTGAGACTGTCAGGCCGGGAATGGCAATGTTTTGAGGCGGTGATCTGGCTTACCTACGGCTGGAACAAGAAACAGGACCGCGTGACAAATACGGTTATTGCCGAGCTTACGGGCCTGAGCGATACGCATGTATCGGACGCGCTTAAGTCTCTCGCAGAACGCAAAATCATCTTTTCACAGAAGCAGGGCATGATGAAAATCGTCGGTGTAAACACTGACCTTTCAGCATGGATTTTAGACAAACCGGAAACGGGAAGAAAATTCCCGAAAACGGGAAAATCCTTCCCGAAATCAGGAATAACCTTCCCGAAAACGGTAGACACCCAATACAAGAACAAGAACAGTATTAAAAGATCTTCGTCCGAGAATTCTGACGAATCCTCTGACGCACGTCTGAAGAAATTTTTATCAACTCATCCTGAAGCTGCGGTCTACACACCATCCGGTGCGAAGTGGGGCTCTGCTGAAGACCTCGAGACAGCTAAGTGGATTTCCTCCAGGGTGAAGCTGATTAACCCAACCTGCAAAGCCCCGGACATGACCTCCTGGTCTAACACTGTTCGCCTGATGCGCCAGATAGACAACCGGTCGCACCAGGACATCTGCGCGCTGTATGACTGGGCTAGCAAACACCACTTCTGGCAGACCAACATCCTGAGTCCCGAAAGCCTGCGTAAGCAGTGGGACAAGCTGACAATGCAGCGTAACGCCGGAGGTGAGCAGCGCGCTGTCAAGCCAGATCTGGACTTCAACAACACTGACTGGGCCTATGGGGTGATCCGATGAAATCTCTTGCAGAGCAGATGCGTAACCACGACCGCGAGCAGATGAGCCGCATGGCCCATAACCTGCCAGAGCAGTACCAGGAGTGCGCGCCGGTCGAGCAGGTGGCGCAGGTATTCAACAAGCTGTTCAACGAGCTGCGCGCCGCGTTCCCGGCCAGCATGGCGAACTTCCGCACCCAGGAAGACCTGAACGAATTCCGCCGTCAGTGGCTGCTGGCGTTTCAGGAGAACGGGATCCACACCATGGCTCAGGTCGATGCCGGCATGCGCATTGCCCGCCGCCAGGAGCGCCCATTCCTGCCGTCGCCGGGCCAGTTCGTCGCCTGGTGCAAGCAGAGCGGCGGCGCGCTGGGCGTCAACGTTGACCAGGTGATCGCCGAGTACTGGGAATGGCGTAATCGTTCGTTCGAATTCATCTCCAGCGAGCAATTTCCATGGTCGCAGCCGGTCATGTACCACATTTGCGTAGAATTGCGCCACCGCAGCACCGAGCGCCAGTTAACGCATGGTGAACTGGCACGCGAGGCAGGCGATCTGCTGGACATGTGGGAAAGGCGCGTCACCGAGGGTAAGCCAGTGCCGCCGGTACGCCGGGCTATTGCCGCACCAGCTGCCGAGCAAGGGCCGACGCCGATCCAGCTGCTGCTGGCCAAGTACAACCGCAACAAGTCGAACGGGATGGTGTGACATGAACATAACAATCCGCGGGCAGATTCTTGCAGCCCTGCGTAGGATACTGAGGACTAACCCATGAGCACCATTACCAAAGAATGGCTACTGAAGACTATCGCGGAGCTTGAAGAAGAGCGAGATGCTACGCCAGGCGCAGTGAACGAAGACGCGGCGATGGCGCTCGCTGCGATGAAGCTAGCGCTGGCATCGCTCGAAGCGGAGCCTGTGGCGTGGCTACTGTCAGGCGGCGGCGCAAAAAACAACGTCAGCTTCGATAGTGGCAATGCTTATGCCGCCCAGCTGCGAGAAGTAACGCCGCTTTACACCGCCCCGCCAGCGCCGGTATCTGTGCCCGCTGCGATGGAAATTGATGATGACTTTGACAGCGCGTTTGAACACGGAAAAGCTGTCGGCTGGAACGCCTATCGCGCCGCCATGCTTCAGGCCGAACCTGTAAGTAATAGTGATGAGTTACCGCTGGACTATCTGCAAGGACACAAAGACGGCCTGGAGTGGGCTGCACAATTGGCAGAAGCCAATCATCCGCAAACAGGTGACTGGTTGTACGACGACCAAATCGAACTTGCCAGGGCGATTCGCAAAGGTCCGGATATGCCTACTGTTCAGGGTGGCAACTCTCCGGTGATTCCAGATGGTTGGGTGATGGTGCCGGTTGAGCTTACTCCGGATATGCGTGCAGCATGGGATTCGGCTCCGTACACAGACGATGATGACAACGACATGCAGGCTGCATACCGCGCGATGATTGCAGTAGCACCGCAGTGGAAGGTGAAGTGATGCAGAACCCATTCGACGCATAACTAAACGTCAAGCAACGTTTGATAAAACACTATCAACGAGCCATAATAAATCTGCCAGCGGCCTGAACAACCCTGGCAGACTTCTGCGCATTTAAGGGGACTTAAATGCGACCACAATATGAACTTCTCACCTTGTCACAGATGCAGAAATGCACCTGCGATTTTCTGTATTCTTCGGTTTCCGTCAAGGAGGCCGTATGATTATCCCCAAAGACGGCATCAAGCTACACCGTGGAAATCTTGGTGCTATCACTCAGCATCTGAAGCCACTTCTCGAAAACGGTGAGTGCTTCCGGCTCCAACTCAAAGACTGGCGCGAGAAGAGAAGCCTTTCACAAAATAGTCTGAGCCACGTTTGGTACAAGGAAATAAGCGACTACCTGATCAAGTCTGGGCGCACTGACGCAACGCCTGCATGGGTAAAGCGAAACCTCAAAAAAACTTATCTGGGTTATGAAGAGGTTGAGTACACCGATTTCGTCACCGGAATTAAGACGATTGAATTAGAACTCCGCCACACGTCCGATCTGGACACTGGCGACATGCACCATTTCATGTGCCAGGTGGAAGGCTGGTGCGCTCAGTTTGGCCTGGTGCTCACAATCCCTCAAAGCAGCGAATTTCAGGTGCTGCGCGATAAGCAGGAGGCCTGATGTCAACTCCACTTTCCCGCGTCATCACAAACGAAATCTTTCGCGTTCCGGCGCGCCGCAAGCCTAAGCCCGCGGTTAAGCCATCCGATATCCCGACCCTGAAAGACTACACCGCCCGCCTGGTGGATCAGAAATGGCTGCGACTCGCGGCGAGGAGAAAATCTGCATGAGCATGTATCAACGCATTAATGGCGCTGACTGGCGCAATATTTTCGTCGTCGGCGATCTGCATGGGTGCTACACGCTGCTGATGAATGAACTCGAAAAGGTTTCGTTCGACCCTGCGTGTGATTTGCTGATTTCGGTTGGAGACCTTGTTGACCGCGGCGCGGAAAACGTCGAGTGCCTGGAGCTGATTACTATGCCTTGGTTCCGGGCTGTGCGAGGTAACCATGAGCAGATGATGATTGATGGGCTATCGGAGTATGGAAACGTTAACCACTGGCTGGAAAACGGCGGCGTGTGGTTCTTCAGTCTTGATTATGAAAAAGAGGTGCTGGCTAAGGCTCTGGTTCATAAATCGGCCAGCCTGCCATTCGTCATCGAGCTGGTTACCGCTGAACGTAAAATCGTTATCTGCCACGCTGACTACCCGCATAACGAATATGCGTTCGACAAGCCGGTCCCGAAAGACATGGTCATCTGGAATCGTGAACGGGTTAGCGACGCTCAGGACGGCATTGTCTCGCCGATAGCTGGTGCTGATCTGTTTATCTTCGGCCACACCCCTGCGCGCCAGCCCCTGAAGTATGCCAACCAGATGTACATCGATACTGGTGCCGTGTTCTGCGGAAACCTCACGCTGGTACAGGTTCAAGGTGGTGCCCATGCGTAAACCATCCCGCCGTAAGTGCAAAGTATGCGGTGAATACTTCGTGCCGAAATTCCACGACATCCGGATCCGGTGGTGCAGCCCGGAGCATGGCGCAATCCTCGCAATGGAAGAACGCAAGAAGGAGAAGGTGAAAGCCGCGGCTAAGCGCATCAAGGAGCAAAAAGAGGCTGAAAAGGACGGGCGCAAACGCCGCAAGGAGCGGCTGGCAGAGCTCAGGCCAGACGGATACTACAAGGCTCAGGCTCAGAAAGCTTTCAACGCCTTTATCCGTGCGCGCGACGCCGATTTGCCATGCATCAGCTGCGGCGAGACCAATCCGCCTGATCTGCATGGTGGCCAGTGGGATTGCGGCCATTTCAAGACAGTAGGTGCTTACCCTGAACTGCGCTTTGAAGAACGCAACGCCCATAAGCAGTGCAAATCCTGTAATGCCGGAGCTGGCAAGTACACCGCCAAAGAGGCGACCGTGGCGCAGCAATACGAAGCTGGGTTGGTCGCTCGTTACGGTCAGGGATACGTCAACTGGCTCAATGGTCCCCACGAAATGACCAACTACCGCCGTGAAGACTTCATCCGGATCCGGGATGAGTACCGCGACAAGCTCAAAGCACTGAAACAGCGGGAGGCAGCATGAAACCAATGATATTCGATCTCAAGCTACCTCATTGGGCTTTTCTGCTTGAGTGTCCGTTCTGTGGCGGCGGCGCAGAACTTTTTTCTGATGGTGATGGTGTCTACGCCGGTTGTTCAACAAAGCAATGCTTGATTAAGCCGATAACTGACACCTATCCAACAAAGCGCGATGCAATTCGCGCCTGGAATCGGAGGCCATCATGACCAGAGACGAGATAACCCGATACCAGGCCGAAAGCGTTAAGCGCGCCAGCATGCCGCCAATAGTAAAGCACAGCCAGACCAAAACCCACCAGCCACAGAAGGAAGCCGCATAATGAACCTCGAATCAATCGCTAAATACTTTGCGCCTAAATCACCGATGTTCAGTGACTCTCCTCGCGCAACCGCATCAGACAGTCTCACCGGCACTGACGTTATGGCGGCGCTTGGCCTTGCTGGCCACAAGTGCGGGTTTGGTTTCGATCTTTACCTCTCGAAAATCGGCATTAGCAGCCCAGATATAGCACTGGAGAGACTCTATGAGCAGGCACGTAAGTTATCAGGTAAATTCAGAGCACTGTCTGAACTCGATGAATCAGCTCGGTCAGGCGTGCTTAAGGTTCTCTGCGCTTTTGCATACCAGGATTATTCAAGAAGTGCTGCCAGCACTCGAAAATGTGATTGCTGTGATGGTGGCGGATTTACAGAGGCGCAAGTGTTTACCAACAAGGTCTCATACCCATGGGGGAAACCGCCTTACTGGTCGAAAATGTCGCGTGCCGTTCGCCCAAGCGACTGGGAGAGCTGGACACAGGCGCGTGAGGTGGTGCGAGTTAAGTGCAAGCCGTGTAACGGAAAAGGCGTTATCAGCAATTCGTGTCGCTGCCATGGCAAAGGTAAGGTGCTGGACAAGGCAGAAAGCGATCGCCAGGGCGTTCCAGTAATGAAAGCCTGCGACCGCTGCGGTGGTAGAGGTTACGCCAGGCTTAAGTTCTCAACGGTAATTGAGGGCGTTAATACTGTTGCGGAGATAAAGAAAACGGCGGCATATGAGCAACTTCAGCCGCTATTTGAGGAGTTGGTCGCCGAATGCCATAAACAGGAGTCTATGGCTGATTCCATTCTCTCAAAAGTAACGAGATGAAAATAATTTTCCCTAATGTTGAAAATATATAGGAAATAGGTATTGCATTTCGCGGAAAAACTGGATAGATTCATCTCTAACGCTGGGAATACGTTCAGTCGTTCCGAAGCCAAAAAAATTCAAGCCCGAGGTTAACGCCTTGGGCTTTTTTTATTTCTTTGTGGCCTAAATCGCTTCGAGCCAAAAAAACGCGGAGAACGACATCACCCCTCTCCGCAATAACGACTCAATCTCATACCCGCTTGTCTTTCTTTTATCCACAAAGAGGTAAAGCCATAACTTAGTGGAAATGGTAACAGCTAAAAACTATTTGAAAAGCTAATTATTTTTTGCATCAACTGGCTATTCTTAAGGATTGTTTAATTTTTTGCTTTCCTAGCGAGAAAGAAGCTCCGGAAACTATCAATCAATACAAGGCTGCCGTTCGGCGGCCTTTTTTATTCCTAGCAACAGCACTCGCACAAAGCGAGGTGAGAGTATGTATCGCATGGACAAACTAACCACTGGTGCTGCCTATGGCGCTTCAGCCGGGAGCATCCTAAACGGCATGTTGAATGCCTACAGCCCCGAGCAGTGGAACGCTATCGGCGTGCTGGTGGGTATCATCATTGCCGTAATGACGTATCTGACAAATCTCTATTTCAAAATCCGCGAAGACAACCGCCGCAGCAGGAGCCGAGATGAACCCAACGTTGAGGAATAAGCTGGTGGGTGCCATTGTTGGCGGATCAGGGGCAATCACTATTGCTGCAGTAATGCTGGGCAATGCGGATGGACTCGAAGGTCGGCGTTATTACGCCTATCAGGATGTGGTCGGCGTCTGGACCGTTTGCGATGGGCACACTGGTACCGACATTCGCCGCGGTCACCGATATACCGACAAAGAGTGTGACAACCTGCTTAAGGCAGATCTGCGAAAGGTGGCAAGCGCCATCGACCCGCTGATCAAGGTTCGCATCCCTGAGCCAACCCGCGCCGCGCTTTACTCCTTCACCTATAACGTTGGCTCTGGTGCTTTTGCCAGCTCGACGCTGCTGAAGAAGCTGAACTCCGGTGATGTTCCGGGTGCGTGTAAAGAACTGCAGCGCTGGACTTATGCTGGCGGCAAGCAGTGGAAGGGGCTGATCACCCGGCGCGAGATTGAGCGTGAAGTCTGCGAGTGGGGCCAGAAATGAGCCGATTAACCGCAATCATCTGCGCTGTCGTTATCTGCCTGCTGGTTTCCATGGCCTGGGCCATTAACCACTACCGCGACAACGCCATCACCTACAAAGACCAGCGCGACAAAGCCACCAAAAGTCTCCGCCTGGCTAACGACACCATCAAAGACATGCAGACCCGTCAGCGTGATGTCGCTGCACTGGATGCCAAATACACCGGAGAACTGGCTGATGCGAAAGAAACCATTGAGCGTCTGCATAGCGATGTCATTGCTGGCCGTAAGCGGCTGCAAGTCGCCGCCACCTGTGCAAAGTCAACGACCGGAGCCAGCAGCATGGGCGATGGAGAAAGCCCAAGACTTACAGCAGATGCTGAACTCAATTATTACCGTCTCCGAAGTGGAATCGACAGGATAACCGCGCAGGTTAACTACCTGCAGGAATACATCAGGACGCAATGCCTGAAATAATTTTTTTGCAAATCACAAAGTCAATTTAATGAGCCTCGCGATGCGGGGCTTTTTTATGTCCGCAGTAAACGCGCATCTCACGCGCATATTAACGAGAGCCTTTCAGTAAGCGAGCCTGAGAAATGCCGTTATAGGTGGCGACCTCTCTCGGGCGGCTTTTCTGTGAGACAGGCTCACTTTCTAAAAGGTAAAGACGCTATGAATAATCCGTCAGTTATTCCGGCCTTCGACTTCCGCGAAATGGTCACGACCCTCGACAACAAGATAATCACCACATCACTCAAGGTGGCGGATTACTTTGGCAAGCGACACAAAGACGTTTTGCGTGCCATACGTAACCTGAAATGCTCCGATGACTTCACCCAGCGCAATTTTGCGCCCATTGATTTCATTGATAAAAATGGCGATGTTCAGCCTATGTATAACATCACCCGCGACGGATGCATGATGCTAGTGATGGGATTCACTGGCAAAACAGCTGCCGCAGTGAAGGAGTGTTACATCAATGCCTTCAACTGGATGGCCGAGCAGCTAAACCGGCGCATGGCGATGGGTGAAGAATTGCAGCATCGCTACGCCATCAAAGAAACGCGCTCAAAGCTGAAAGGCACGATCGGAAGCCGTTTGATGAACGAGCGGAAGAAAGAGAAGCGCGTCCTGGAGCTCGAACATGAGCACATCATGCAGGTAACGCAGCCAGAATTGTTGATTGGCTGATCGCGGCATTACAGCAGGCATTCACTGAGTGCCTGTGATAATGCAACAGCCCGTACAAAACGGGCTTGGATTTATCTCTTTGTTGCGTTCATGGTCACATGGTAAACGAATTGGCTAAATTGGTTATCCCAGCGCCCATTATGATTAGCTGCAACTAATTGCATTAACGCCTGCATTAACTTGCTGAACAGCAAGATTAACTTAAGTCTGTTTTTTGAACTGTCACTATCTAAGGAAACTTCTTCGGTTAATTGATTCTCGGCGTTAAAAATACCCAGTTTTGATTCTTCCATGCTGGGTTCCGTTGGATGCTGTTTAAAGTATTCAGTCAGAGTATCCTTCAGGCTCTGGATCCTTGAATCAGCAATGCTTTGTATTGATGGATTGTGTGCAAGGTCATTACGCATTGAGTTGATGGTTTTAAGTGATTTCATAAGTTCCGGGGGGATTCCCAGGTTTCCCGCCATGGATATTTTAGTATTACATTCGATTAAAAGTTTGTTTTTATCTCTTCCAAAGAGATCTTGGCAGTCACAGCATGCGCATATCCATGCTTCGACCATGCGCTCACAAAGTAGGTGAATGCGCAATGTAGTACCCACATCGTCATCGCTTTCCACTGCTCTCGCGAATAAAGATGGAAAATCAATCTCATGGTAATAGTCCATGAAAATCCTTGTATTCATAAATCCTCCAGGTAGCTATATGCAAATTGAAACAAAAGAGATGGTGATCTTTCTAAGAGATGATGGAATCTCCCTTCAGTATCCCGATGGTCAATGCGCTGGATATGGGATAGATGGGAATATGCTGATTTTTATGGGACAGAGTTGCGAACTGTTCCCAACTAAAATCATTTTGCACGATCAGCGCACTACGAACTTTACCCACAAATAGTCAGGTAATGAATCCTGATATAAAGACAGGTTGATAAATCAGTCTTCTACGCGCATCGCACGCGCACACCGTAGAAAGTCTTTCAGTTGTGAGCCTGGGCAAACCGTTAACTTTCGGCGGCTTTGCTGTGCGACAGGCTCACGTCTAAAAGGAAATAAATCATGGGTCATAAAATTATCACGTTGTCCGGCGCGGCGACGGATGTTCTGTATGCGCTGTTTTTCCGTGGCGCGTTGCTGTCTGGTGATCTGCCTTCTAAATCTGGCACAGCCGAATTGCGCGAGCTTGGTTTTGCTGAAACCAGACACACAGCAACTGAATACCAGAAAGAAAATCACTTTACCTTTCTGACATCAGAAGGGCAGAAATTTGCCGTTGAACACCTGGTCAATACGCGTTTTGGTGAGCAGCAATATTGCGCTTCGATGACGCTTGGCGTTGAGATTGATACCTCTGCTGCACAAAAGGCAATCGACGAGCTGGACCAGCGCATTCGTGACACCGTCTCCTTCGAACTTATTCGCAATGGAGTGTCATTCATCAAGGACGCCGCTATCGCAAATGGTGCTATCCACGCAGCGGCAATCGAAACACCTCAGCCGGTGACCAATATCTACAACATCAGCCTTGGTATCCAGCGTGATGAGCCAGCGCAGAACAAGGTAACCGTCAGTGCCGATAAGTTCAAAGTTAAACCTGGTGTTGATACCAACATTGAAACGTTGATCGAAAACGCGCTGAAAAACGCTGCTGAATGTGCGGCGCTGGATGTCACAAAGCAAATGGCAGCAGACAAGAAAGCGATGGATGAACTGGCTTCCTATGTCCGCACGGCCATCATGATGGAATGTTTCCCCGGTGGTGTTATCTGGCAGCAGTGCCGTCGATAGTATGCAATTGATAATTATTATCATTTGCGGGTCCTTTCCGGCGATCCGCCTTGTTACGGGGCGGCGACCTCGCAGATTCTCGCTATTTATGAAAATTTTCAGGCATTTGCCGTTTCCGTTCTTCTTCTCGCTAATTCATTGTTTTAACTGTAAACACCCCCTGAAAAGAAAGGAAATGATAAGCCTTAAAAACGGCTAAATAGCCAGAGGGCGTTTCCTTTCTCTGTTTTTGTGTATGGAGTGAGCTATGGAGGTCAACAAAAAGCGTCTTTCTGAAATATTTGGGGTCAGCGTGCGAACCATTCAGAACTGGCAGGATC